GCCGCGTCCCCCCCCGCCCCGGCGCCAAGATCGTTTTCCCGCCCGAGGGTGAGATCGGTAAGGTGCGTCACTTCCGCCCCTATGAGCTGAATGACCCCGTACCAAACAAGGTGTACAACACGCTGGTGGGTGACCACATGATCTCCACACAGCGTACGGATGAAGGTCGCTTCATCGAGTACGCTTGTGCGTGGATCCCCGAGGTGCGTCTGCCTAAGCATATCCTCTCCGTAGACCTCAAGGCTATTAAGTAGTAGACGATATGACCCCGCAGGAGTATATCCAAGAAAAGTACCGAGCTATGGGGGTAAGCCTCTCCGATGGCTATGTGTCCTCTCTGCTTGTCGGCAAGGGGCTATCCCCGAGTGACGATACCTGCTTCTCTGAGGCGGGAGGCGTGGAGCGTGTACACAGAGCCTTCGTAGAGAGCCTGCCTGAGTTCCTTCTGATGCCAAGCTCCGTGAGTGAGCTGGGGGTGTCTATCTCCCGAGCGTCAAAGGACGACATAGCTAAGTACTACCGCCTTGAGTGCCGACGCCTCGGGCTTCCCGATATGCTCTCCGAACCTCCAAGAGTGCGCTTTCTATGATTTACGAGAACGGATATATACAAGCGATAGAGACCGAGCAAGGTAGCTTCGACGACAAGGGGAGACCTGTGTTTTCTGAGGCTGTCGAGTGCGAGCTTATCCCTTGTATGTTCCGCTCCTCGGTCAATGACAAGCGAGGGACCTACAAGGATGGCGGGCATTCCCGCTATGCCTACGAGGTACACCTTGAGCCTGTATCGGTGACTGCAAAGCGTGCAAAGCTATACCGAGAGGATGGAAGTCTTATCGGTGAGTTCACGATACAGAGCTGGGAGTACGCCCGTATCCTCAACTTCACTCAGATCATCTTAGGCTGATGGAGTTTCGGGAGTTCCTCGCAGAGGTGCGCAATGAGGTTATCACCGAGATCATCGATGATGTATGCTTCATCGCTAAGGGGTGCTATGAGGAAGCTATCCGACGCAAGCAGTATGCGGATAAGTCGGGTGCTCTCTCAGCCTCCATAGGATGGGCGGTGAGCTACGATGGCAAGGTGGTGCATTCGGGCGGGTTTACGGGAAACGGAAGGAAAGCAAGCGCAGGGCAGTCCGCAGGTCGTGAGGCGGTGCAGGAGCTGGCAAGAGGGAGCAAGGGCATACGCCTTATCCTCGTCGCTGGCGCTCCCTATGCAACGCAGGTTGAAGCAAGAGGCTTTGACGTGACGACCTCGGGCGAACTCTTAGCGGAGGAGATGGTGCAATGGTGGCTGAATAATGCGTAAGACGGGATTAGCGATAGAGGAGTATATCCACGGGCTTCTCAAAGGGAGAGTAGTGGTTAGTGGTGGTGTGTACAGAAATGGCACACGACCCTTTGACAGCGATGTGGAGGATGTCGTAGTGTCCTTCCTCACGGGGAGGGATAGCTTAGACGGCTTCTCGCAGAGCGGTGTCGTCAATGTGAACGCCTATGTTCCTATGCGCAATTTCGGGGAGCCCTTATTAGTCAAGGACGTTAAAAGGTGCGAAGAGCTGGAGGAAGCTATCTCACAGCTCGTAGATGCACACCGCACGGGGGACTTTCTCCTTGTTCTTGACGGGACTCCCACCACCTTCTCCGAAGAGGGCTTTAGCGTGGTGAACGTGAGAGTCAAATACAAGTATAACAAACTAACAGAGTAACAGATATGCCATATCAGGAAACTAACAACACCGCTTGGGGCAAGGTAGAAGTCCAGGTGGGGGCAGTGAACGCCACGGACGGGAGCAAGATGCCCACCGCAGGGATGGCCCTCATTGGCTTCGTCAAGGAGGGCTCGCTGAGCATCGAGCAGGAGGAAGGCGACAAGAAGGAGTGGAAGGCAGTAGGCGGTGAGGTTGTAGACAGCCTTACCTCTGCTTCCGCCCTCCGTGTCAAGTTCCACGTGAAGAACCTCAACAAGAGCGTGATGGAGAAGGTGTTCAACGTCACCGAAAGCACCAACACGCTCGAGGTGAATAGCCTTGTCTCTACGAAGGAGTTCGCGCTGGCTATCATCCCTGAGACGCAGGGCGCCGAGGTCTTCAAGGCTCCCCGTGTCAAGCTCACGGGCGTTATCGCCCTTAGTGAGGACGCAGGCTACGGGATTGACGTCACGGCTACGATCCTCAAGGCGAAGGCAAACAGCCCCCTCTTCTATCTTGAAAAGAAGGCTTAGCTATGAAGCTCCCTTTCTTCAAGAAGAAGGCAGAACAGATGGTATCGGATACGCTCCTCTCGGGGGGCGTGTCCGTGTCCATCGGCTCTACCGAGTATAAGGTCTACCCTCCTACCCTCGCAACGTGGGTAGAGGTGTCGGCTCTCATTGCGCAGGTCACGGACGTAGAGGAGCGAGATATGACGCTCTACGACCTTATCGCCCTTGGTGGTGACGCAGAGACCTACGCACATATCCTCGCCACGTTCATCACGGGCGTGAAGCGAGACAACGAAGCGGAGCGACGCAAGACAGCTGAAACGCTCCTCTATACCGCCACTATCCCCGACCTCGCCACAGCTCTATTCAACGTGCTGGAGAGTGCGAATATCGGGGAGCTTTTTATGCTTACCACTTCCCTCAAGAGGACAGCGATAACGAAGCCGACGAAGGAGGTGGGGAGCGAAACGACAGCCCTTGGGCACGAATAGGCAGTTTCGCCAAGTACTATCATCTGAGCTTTGATTACGTCCTCTACGAGCTCAGCTATACGAACTTCCTCCTCTACTCTAAGGCTATCCCCAGCTACAAGCCCAAGGACGAGGGGAAGAAAAAGACGACGAGCCGTGGCATGTCCTTCGGGGACTTCACCTCGGCACTCAAGAAAATAGCGCAATAAATGGCACACAAGACGTTCTCTGTCACCCTTGACCCTACGGAGTTCATCAAAGGCACGAAGAGCTTAGAAGAGAGCTTTGACCGCCTCCAGCAGAAGATCCAAGGGACATCAACGAAGCTACCCAGCTACAGCGCCCCCATTAGTGAAGCGAGGGGCGAGGTAGACCTGCTCAGCAACTCTCTCCAGCGTGCTACGGGGCTTGCTGCGGGTATCTTCGCTGTGAGTGGCATTCAGGACTTTGTGAGCAAGCTGTACAGCGTGAGAGGGGAGTTCCAGCAGTTGGAGATCTCCTTTAAGACGATGCTGGGCAGTGGGGAGCAGGCTAACGAGCTTCTCGCCCAGCTGGCACAGACCGCAGCGTCTACCCCCTTTGACTTGCAGGGTATTGCCTCCAGCGCAAAGAATATGCTTGCCTATGGCTTCGCAGCCGATCAGGTGAACGAGACGATTGTGCGCCTCGGGAACGTGGCAGCGGGTCTATCTCAGCCCCTCGGGGATATTGTCTATCTCTATGGCTCTCTCCGTGCTTCGGGGCGTGTCACGAACATTGACATTAGGCAGTTCGCCAACCGAGGCATCCCCATCTATGAGGAGCTGGCGAAGGTATTAGGCAAGAGTGTGAGCGAGATCAATAGCCTTGTATCGGCTGGCAAGGTGGGCTTCCCCGAGATTGAGCAGGCGTTCCAGAATATGACCAACAAGGGCGGGAAGTTCTACAACCTCATGCAGGCACAGAGCGAGAGCCTCACGGGGCAGATCTCCAACTTGCAGGACAACATAGATATGATGTTCAACGAGCTGGGGAAGGCTTCCGAGGGCGTCCTATCGTCGGGCGTGAAGGCGGTAGCCTACCTTGTGGAGAACTACGAGAAGATCGGCAAGGTCATTGCAGGTCTCATCGTGACCTACGGGGTGTACCGCACGGCCGTGATTACGAATATCGCCCTTACTAAGGGGTGGGCAGTTGCCACGAGGGTGGACGCTATCGCCAAGGGCATTCAGACGATCGCCACAAACGCAGCGACGCTCTCCACCAACCGCCTAACCGCTGCTATGCTTGCCAACCCCTACGGGGCTATTGCGGTAGCTCTCACGGCAGTGATAGCGGCTATGTGGGCGTTCAGCGACTCCACGAGCGCAGCCGAACGTGCGCAGAAGGACTTCAACGAAGAGAAGAAGCGAGCCGAAGAGCAGGAGCAGAAGCACAAGGAAGCCGTAGAGGCTCTCTTAAACGTGGTGCGTGACGAAGCCTCCGCCACGGCAGACCGACAGAGTGCGCTGGAGCAGTTGCAGAAGTACTACCCTCAGATCTTTGACAAGTACGACACCGAGACGCTCAAGCTCCAAGACATCGCCAAGCTCAAGCGTGAGATTGCCGAGTACGACGGCAGGGCGAAGGTGGACAAGGCTAAGGACGAGCTGGGCAAGGCGCAGGAGGAGGTGGAGAAGGCGAAGAAGGCTCTGAAGGACGCAGAAAAGGCAGGCGGTGTGAATACGGGCTTTGCTCACGCCTATGGGCTGACCAAGGCAGTAGAGCGTCTTGAATACACGCAGAAGCAACTCGCCCTCAAGCAAAAGGAGTTCGGCAAGCTGAGTGACGGGCAGATATTCAACGCCAAGGGTCTATCCGAACTCACCGACCAACAGCTCTCCGCTATGCTCTCCAACGTGCAGAAGGCTAAGAGAGCCGTCAAGCAGGGCACAGAGAGCAGGCTGGAAGGCTCTATCATCAAGGGCGTGTACGATGAGAAGGGCTGGGAGAACATCGCCAAGCAAATCAAGAGCGAGCAGGAAGCCCGCAAGAAGCCCATCAAGTCCTACAAGGACGCTGTCACCGACCTCAAGAAGGAAGAAGAGAAGGCGAACAAGGAGCTAAAGAGCTTTAACGCCCTCACCGCTCAACAGCTCAAGCGCAAGAAGGAGGAAGCCGTCAAGAACGGCAACTACAACTGGAACCCCGATGAGGAGCGCAAGCGTCTCAAGGAGGAGTACGACCTCAAGAAGAAAGCCCGAGAGGAGTACGAGAAGGGCGCAGGAGAGACGAGCAAGAAGGGCGGGAGCCGTAAGCGCTCCACGGCAGAGAGCGAAGCCCACACCAAGGCACGACAAGCCGAAGAGCGCAGACAGCAAGAGGAACAGCGCACCCGTGAGCTGGCACGCTCACGAAGAGACGCTGAACTCAACCTTGAAGCCGAGCGCATAGCCCTTATGCAGAATGGCTTTGCCAAGGAGATGGCAGAGCTACAGCTCCAGCACAAGCGCAAGATGTCCGCCTTTGACGACCAAGTACAGGAGCGCCTTGCCAAGGTACGTGACGCTGAGAAGCTGGAATGGGAAGCTACCCACGACAGCAAGAAAGAGGTCTACAAGCAACGCAAGCTCAGCGAAGCCGACCTAAGCGACACCGACCTCAATCAGATACTCGCAGGGCGAGAGCTGGCTGACCAAGCACTCGCAGAGGGGCAAGAGAAGATCATCAAGGAGCTACGGGATAAGTACCTCACCTACGAAGAGCGCAAGACGGAGATCAAGAAGCGCTACGAGGCAGAGCGCAAGATCATTGACGACACCTCGCTCCTTCTCGCAGAGCAGAAGACCTCCGCCCTCGTAGAGCTGGCGAAGAAAGAGGCGGACGAACTCAAGGCGATAGACAACGAGCGCTACGAACACACCCAGCGCACGAACCAGCTCTTTGTAGAGCTCTTCGCCCAGCAGGGAGAGCGCACGGTGGCACAGATGCGTAGTACCATCGCCACCGCCCGTGAGATGCTGGACTACCTCGCCAGCACGCCAGCGGACAAGCTGGAAGGGCGCTTTGGTATGAGTGCTGACGAACTCGCCTCTATACAGAACTCCCCCGAGAAGCTCAAGGCTATCACGGACGCTCTGAGGGGCTTGCGTGACGAGCTGGGTAACTCCTCTCCGTGGCAGTCGTTCATCTCCTCTATGGAGGACGCACTGAATCGTGGTAAGAGCGCACTCAGCGACTACAAGAAAGCCCGCAGGGAAGCCACCTCAGCGACCACCGAAGAGGAACGAGCCAGCGCACAGAGGAAGGCGGATATAGCCTTTAGCCGTGTCGGTCTCTCGGTGACGAAGATTGGCAAGAGCGTGAAGGACGCTACGCCCCTTGTGCAGGATCTGGGGAAGTCCTTCGGGGCTATCTTCGGCAACAGCGCTATGGAGGACGCAGTGGAGGGGCTCACGCAAGCCCTCTCAGACCTCGGTGGCGTAGCTTCGGGTATCGGCTCTATCATCAGCGGGGACGTGCTGGGGGGCATTACCTCTATCGTGGGCGTTGTAGGCAACCTCGTGAGCCGTGCGCAGAAGGTAGAGCGTGAGGTGCTGGAGAAGCGCAGGAAAGCCCTTGAGGCGCTCACACGCACGCAAGAAGAGTACAACGCCGCACTCCTCAAGGCTAACCTACTCTACGAAAAGGGCTCTACCATCTTCGGGGATGACGTGTACAAGCGTGCTACTAACTCTATCAGCGTGGCACGCCAGGCGATGGAGCAGTTCCGCAAGTCCACAGCCTTCTCCGACAAGGAATTAGAGGGTAATGGTGTGCTGGACTTCCTCGGCATTGGGCCTAAGCCCGAAGACTTCCCCCCGAAGATGCGTAGGGCTATGGAGCAGATCCGCAAGCAGATCAAGAATAAGCTCCTCCCAACGCTCAAGGGTGAGTTCGCCAAGTTGCAGAATATCTCCGTCAAGACGGGGAGCCACAAGGAGGGGATATTGTTTTTGAGACATAGCGTAGACGACTACACTACCCTCGGCAAGCTCTACCCCAACCTCATAGACAAGAGCGGTAAGCTCAACGTCGCCCTCGCAGAGTCTATCCTCAAGACGCACGAGTTCAGAGAAGGAGGGAAGGAGGCGCTGGAGAATATGCTATCTCTCTACAAACAGAACGAGGAGGCTATCAAGACGATGAACGACTACCTGCACGGGCTGTTCGGCTCGCTGGGTAACGCTATCACGGACTCGCTGGTGACCGCCTTCCGCACAGGAGAGGACGCTACACGTGCCTTCACCTCCAATATCGGGGATATGCTTAACAACTTCGCCAAGCAGATAGCCTACTCTTCGTTCCTTGCGCCCCTCATGGAGAAGGCACAGAAGGACGTGGCGGATGCTTTGCGCCTCACGGGTAGTGATAATCAGATGGAGGCTATGCTTCGTGCTATGTCCTCGCTGGTGGACGGGGTGAAGACGCAGATACCCGCCTTCAACGAGTACCTCAAGAAGACCGAGGAGATGGTGCAGGCTCACGGCTTTGACCTCGGAGGCAAGAACAGCGACACTCGCAGCGCTACGGCTAAGGGCATAGCCCAAGCCTCGCAAGATAGCATAGACGTACTGACGGGCTTGTGGCACACGAACGTGCTACTATCTGAGCGCACTGCCAACGCCACGGAGCGTATCGCCTTACTCATTGAGGGGCAGGGCGTGCGCAGGCTCCCCACAGCGCAGGATATGGGGCTTGACCAATTCGGCACGGCCGTAGGGCGTATGTACGCTGAACTGCAAGCTATCAACCGCAATACGAAGGTGACGGCAGACGCTGTGGAGGCCTCCCGCTTCATCCTCGCTCAGATGGATAGTAACGGCATCAAGATCAAGCGATGAACGCAGTAATAATACTTGAGGTAGGTAGCAGGGAACCCATCCTCGGTGAGGACGCTATCAAGAACCTCTTCGCCCTCCCCACGATGACGGAACCCCCGTCGGTGGATTGGGCAGAGGAGGATGGCGTAGAGATAGACGAGATCACCGCCACGCAGGTAGAGGAGCAGAAGGTGGCTATCCCGATGTACTCACGTGGAACGAACGTCTTCCCCGACCTCCTTGGCAATAGGACGATACGCCTCGTCGCTGGGGGTATTCAGTTCGGGGACTTCCGCCCCGTGAGTGTAGAGAACGTGCAGAAGTGGGCGGGGGGCTGGTCTGCCGTACTGGTATGCACACGAAGCGAGAAGCCCGCCCCTACCGACAACGTGCGCTGGGAGAATGGGCTGACTATCCTTGCCGACGTGACGAGTGCGCCTATATGGGTAAGTCCCGAGAACAAGGGCATTGCGAGCGTGGATGACGAGACCGGTCGGTACTACTTCGCTGGCTCACGGCCATACAAGGCGAAGTACTCCCTTGAAGTACCCGCACTCATCAAAGCCCCCACCCTACCCGACCTATGGGACGCACGCAATAAGCTCCTCTCTCGTCTTACGGCACGTGGGCTGAGAGCGATACCCCGCTTTGACGGAGATACGCTACCCGTGAGCGGGGTGTACAGCACCTCCACAAGCCGAGACGTGAGCGCAGATAACGACGGCTACCGCTGGACGATTGACATAACATTTACCATAACCAAACTATGATCACATTGTACGTAAACGGCAAGGCTACACCCTTCCCGATAAGCTCGGAAAGCTACCACGAAGCCAAGGTAGGCGCAGTGTCTACGCTCGTGGTAGAGACGACGTCGGACAAGGCTATTGCCTTCCCTCTCGGCACGTATTGCACGTGGCGGGGCGAGAAGTTCGCACTCTTCACCCCTGCCGAGGTGGTGAAGGTGTCCGAGCGAGAGTACCGCTATACGCTCACGCTCAGCGGGGAGGGGCAACAGCTCGCACTATCCAAGTTCAAGTTCATCGTAGCCAACCCCGAGGACGTGCGTCTATCGTTCACGCTCACGGGCAAGCCCCGCTTCTTCCTTGAGCAGATACTGCGTAGCCTGCCAGCGGGCTTCTCTATCGGTGCGTGCTTAGAGGCGGAGGCGCTGGCTATCTCCTTCAAGCACGAAGACTGCCTCAGTGCGCTCTCCCGAGTAGCCGAAGCGTTCAAGACGGAGTGGCATATCACGGGCAAGACGCTTAACCTCGGCAAGGTGGTAGGCGACAAGGCTGATGCCGTCACGCTCTCCTACGGCAAGGGCAAGGGCTTGCTCTCGGGGCTTACCGCCTCCAACGACAGCGAGAAGTCGCCCGTGGGCAAGCTATTCATCCAGGGGACAGAGCGCAACATTGACCCCACGAAGTATGGAGCTAAGAGCCTGCACCTACCCAAGGGGCGGACCCTCGCCTATGAGGGGCGTACGTACGTTGTGAGTGCCGACGGGCAGAGCCTCAGCGTGAGCGGGCTAAGCACGGACGGACGCAAGGAGGATAGCTTTGACGGGACGAACATCTACCCCCAACGTGTGGGCGTGGTTAGCTCGGTGGTAGTCACGCCTAACGGCAACTACGACATCATAGATAAGGACAACAACGTAGACTACTCGCAGTACCGCATCGCAGGGGAGAAGGCGACTATCACCTTCCAGACGGGACGGCTCGCAGGGCGCACCTTTGATATCGCCCAAGACAAGGACGTACTAAAGTACGACCACGCTACAAAGCGCTTCCAGCTGGTGAGTGTAGAGGAGGACGGGATGAAGCTCCCCGAGCCGAAGGTGTTCTACCCTGCCGTGGGCGACAAGTACGCTGTGTTCGGTGTGCGTCTGCCCGACGAGTACATCACGAAGGCGGAGACAGAGCTTCTCAATGCATCGGTTCGCTACTTCCACGAGGCTCTACAACCCAAGGTGACGTATAAGGCGGAGCTGGATGGGCTCTACGCACAGAAGAATTGGGGCGTGCTTGCCCCTAAACTCGCTATCGGTGCGTATGTACGCCTTGTAGATACGAGCCTTGATATTGACGACCACGTGCGCATCACGGCTATCCGAACGAAGCTCTCCCAGCAGTACAAGCCACAGATAACGCTCTCCAACGAGGTACAAGCCCCCAGCCTTGCCGTCTCTCTCGGTACTCTTGAAGCCGAAGGGGTACAGCAGAAGGAGGAGGTGCAGGCGGTGCGCAGGGAGGTAGCACGCTCTTACCAGCAGGCTATGAGCCTCGCTGACGGCATTGCCGAAGAGGTGAGAGCGGGCTTTGGCGACAGCATTAGCCCCATCACCGCCCGCACGATGCAGTTAATGGTGGGGGATAAGTCGTTGCAATTCGTCTTCGTGGCTTCCCCCACGGCTACGGGGTCTGTGACGCACAACGTCACGTGGGACGAGAGCAGAGGTATCCTGCACGCAGATAGGGGCTATCTCCGTCACATGACGCTCGGCATCAACACGCTCAGCGCAGAGCATAAGCCCAGCGAGTACAAGACGTGGACGCTCCCCGCCTACGACTTCGCAGTGCGTACCGACCAAAAGACCATCCACCTCTACGCCAAGGTAGAGCGCAATGGTGCAAACGGGGTGTTCTTCGCTTCGGACACGGCTAAGACTATGGAAGCGGAGGCGGGGTACTACTACCTCTACCTCGGTATGCTCAGCCCAGCCCCCAACAGAGCGTTCACGCCTCTCTACGGCTTCACCGAGGTACTGCCCAGCCAAATACGCACGGAGCGCATCACCTCGGCTGACGGAAGCACATCCATCAACCTAAATACAGGAGAAATCGTGAGTGACAAAATCAAGTTCCGCCACCCCGACGGTGGGGAGAAGTCCTACCCCTCGGACTACCTGCACGAAGCTATCCACGAGGGTACTACGGAGATACAGGGAGGTGTGGTGCTGGGTACACTCATCGGTGCTAAGGATACGAGCGGTAAGATACGCTCCTACATCAGCGGTAAGGCTGGAGCGCCTGCCCTCGCAGCGGGCGTCAAGGGCTTAGAAGAGGGCAACGAGACGTACCAAACGGCTATCCACCACGACGGGAGCGCAGACTTCGGGTATTTCCACATCCGCCACCCGCAGGGGCAAGGCGCAGCGGGCTCACACCTCTATCTCGAGAACTACCGCTACAGAGACAGCCCTGATATTGAGAACCCCTACGCAGTGAAGATCGGCGACACACACCCAGACATCAAGGTAATAAGCCGAGGGAAGCTGGTGGAGAATGTCGTGGTGAACCTACCAACCGTAGAGCTTACGGGAATGGAGGGCGGTGCTAACGGGCGAGTAGAGGTGCGCAAAGAGGTTGAGGTGGTTATCCAGCCTAAAGACCTCGGGAGGTATCTCACTGCCACCTCTAAGGTGGACGTGAAGCTCACGTTCACGGGGGTAGCAGCGCACATGTACTCCTTCTCTTCGCTCAAGGTATCAGCTTCGGCTTACCCAAGCTACCCGCCATACGCCCCCGAGGTGAAGCTGGCAAACAACGGGGGTACGTACTCCTTCTCTTGTGGCGTCAACCCCGACGGCACGTTGGTGTTCTACCTCCTCTTCGTGGGCAACGGGATTTCACGGGTGAGCAGGTTCGGTGTGCGTGCCGACATCCGTGTGACCTCAGACAGCAGGAGAGATAGAGGCTCGTACCTCACGCAGTCGGGCTTCCTCGTCTTCCACGATGCAGAGCACTACATCAACGCAGACCGCTCACGCCTGCCATACGTCGATGCCGTGTCGGGGGCTATCCGAAACGCAGGTAACGTAATGCTGGAGGTTGCAGGAGGCTTGCGTGTGAAGGGCGCTATGGACACCTCGGGTATCATTCTCGGCGGGCGTGTGTACGCATCAGACGCGAGCTACAGGTTCGAGCATAAGTGGGGCGCGCGCTCCGACCGAATGAACATAAGCCGATCGGGAACAGGTACATACGTCGTTAGTCACGACCTCGGACATACACGCTACTCGGTGCTATGCATGGACGAAGGGAACGGACGCCACAACGCAAAGGTGGGGAAGATCACGGCTAACTCGTTCGAGATCTACACGAAGTACGACAATACGCTGTATAGCGACATCAACTTCACCTTCCTCGTATTCGGAGATAACTACTAACCAACAACCATAACCAACCAAAACCAAAGACTATGAGTATTACAGAGTACTTCGACTTCTCCGTGTTCGGCAAGGGGGAGCTCACGCTTGCTTCTGTCGTTGTGCTGATTTGCTATGTCGGTGTGCTGTTCGCCAGCATCCTTGACACCAATTCAGCCATACGCAGAGATAAGCGCTTCGCACGTGACCAAGCCCGCAAGGCTATTGAGGAGGGGACAGCGCATGGCACGCTGGATGAGGTGGCAAAACGCTTCTCCCCACGACTGAATAGCTGGGGCATCCGTACGCTCCTCGGTAAACTCCTATGGTACTACGCGTTCCTCATCGTGGCAGGCTTCGCTGATATGCTCTTCCTCATCACAGACGTGTGGCAACTCTTCCACCTTGCCGAAGTGCCGTGGGTGTCTGTTGTCCTTGCGCTGGTATTCATCGCCACCGAGGGGCTGAGTATTTGGGAGAACAGCCCGAAGAACGACACGCAGAACGTAGTGAAGAGCTTGCGCAGACTTCGCAGCGCCTACTCTACCCTGCTTGACGATGAGGAGATGAAGAAGCTCCGTAAGGAACTCAACGACCGAGGAGGTAGTGGCTTTTAACTGATACGACTATGAGCAAGTACTTTTCACTCTCCGAGATGACGCACAGCGGTACGGCTGTCCGTCTCGGCATCCCCAACGACCCAACGGACGAGCAAATACAAGACCTCAACCGCCTAATGGAGTACTTAGATACTATCCGTGAGGAGTTCGGTCAGCCAATTATCGTCACCTCGGGCTTCCGCTCTCCACGGCTCAACAGAGCTGTGGGCGGTGCGATGACGAGCCAGCACGTCAAGGGGCAAGCGGCGGACATCCGACCTACCCAAATCACGGACATCGGGCGACTGTTCCGCCTCATCCGCTCGCACGGGGGCTTTGACCAGCTCATTGACGAGCATCCAGTGGGGAGAGCCCCGTGGATACACGTATCAATAGCTCCGACCACACGAGCGCCACGAGGTGAGGTGCTGGAGTATGACGGCAAGAGCTACAAGCGACTTAACTAACACAGCAGGGCGGGCGGTAGAGGGGTGACCGCCTGCCACTGCAACCAACACCCCGACCAAAACATAACTATATGCGACCATTTGGAAGTAAGAGCGAGCAAGGCAAGGCGCTCCAGCTGGTGCAGAGAGGCACGGACAAGCGTATCACCGTGGAGCTGGTCAAACAGCCCTCGGGCGAGGTCTTAGACCCCTCTGAGCTGGAGGAGCTGAGCGTAAAGGTGGCGAGCGAGAGCGAAGCTGGGTGTGTTCCCATCCCGCACGCCATTGAGGATAAGAAGCTGGTGGTGGAGATCACGGCTGACATCTCACGACAGCTGGGCTTAGGCGTGTACACACTCACCGCTACTGGGCGTATACCCGACCCCGCCTACGCTGACGGCTACCACGACTACGAGATAGTAGTAGACCTCTGCAAGGTAACTAAGTACGGTAGCAACGAGACGCCAGTCAAGGTGCAGGCTAACGTGCTGGTGGGGCTGAAGGGCAAGGACGGCAAGAGTGCGTATGAGATAGCAGTCAAGCACGGCTACCAAGGCACAGAGGAGCAGTTCGCCAAGGACATCATACCGAAGTCAAACTACGAACGAGCCAAGGAGCTTCAAGGCTTTCAGGGCACGGAGGTAGATTATCTCGTCAGCCTTCAGGGTGCACCTGGTAAAGACCTTTATCAGGCAGCTGTCGAGCGTGGCTACAGTGGCTCCTTTGATGACTTCCTCGAGAAGCAAAAGGGAGCGCCTGGCGCCCCAGGGAAAAGTAACTACGAGTTAGCTCAAGAAGACGGCTTCACGGGGACGCTCACGGAGTACCTCATAAGCCGCAAGGGCGAGAAGGGCGATGACGCCTATCAAGTCTACCTGCAAGAGACAGACGACAATCCGAAGCTATCACGAAAGGAGTGGTCGGATACCATCGGCTCGTTCGCTAAGCTAATCAAGACTATCGTATATGGCACAGAAGAGCAGTAAACAACAAGCAGAGGAGGCGGTGCTTGACCTCAATGTCAAGCTCCGACAGCTCAACAATGCGCTCGCAGGCAAGGGCGCAACGATAGAGGAGAATGCACCGCTGGTAGCCGCCATCAAGGCGGTGGAGGGGATGAAGGAGCAGGCTGTAACGATGACCATCTTCAAGGCGCAGCAGTTTTTTGGGTTCGTTGATGAAATACTCCCTCCGATGAGGATTGCGGAAAAATACAAGGCAGGCAACCTTAGCTACTGCTTCGCCCAAAACATGGCGTTGAAAAGTCTCCCGAGCATTGAGAATGTTGGTGTGGCAGTCAATGTGTCGAATTTAGCATCTTCGTGCGGGGCTCTCATAGAGGCATCGCTGGGAGAGCTCACAAATGCGACCGACATAGCAAATGCATTCTCAGGTTGCTCTTCCCTGACGAGTGCGGCCATCGGAGCGGCTCCAAAGGTGACCAATGCATCATATCTCTTCTATGGATGCTCCAGACTAAAAGATGTATCAATAGATCTTTCGGGTGGTCAGCTGACCGATTTCACCTGCGCATTTAACAGCTGCTCAAGTCTCCGTAGAGTTACTGGTACTATCGACTTGTCAAATGCAAATTCGGCTATTGCTCCATTTAACGGGTGCTCGTCGCTTGAGGAGGTGCGCATAAAAGGCCTAAAGATAGACCTCGACCTCTCCGCGTGCGCTAACCTCTCCACGGAGAGCGTGAAGTACCTCGTGGATAACCTCCAGCAGGTGACGGGCAAGTCTATCACGCTTGCGAGAGCTTGGCAGACAGCTCACACGGCAGAGGCGAGAGAGTACAGCCAAAAGGCATCCGCCAAGGGCTTCACACTTAATTTTAGATAGCTATGGATATGATCGAGATAATCGCTCCCGACGGCTTCGCGTATGTGAACAGAAGCCACCGACTAATAGGCTACTACCTCTACTGCCCCGATCAGCAGGCGGCCGACCTTTGGGTAC